TGACTGCCCTGGCTGCATTGTCTGCACCTCGCCCGAGGTGCGGCTGTGAACAAGGTCTTCATCCTACGGAACAAGGTCAACGCTTCCGCCCTCTGGGCCTTCCTTAAGGCCAACTGGGAGGCCTGCTCTGAGGCTGGAAAGCCCCTCCAGATCACCATCACCGAGGAGAAGACCAAGCGGAGCCTTGACCAGAACCGCATGTACTGGTCATGCCTGCGGACCATCAGTGACACCGGATGGATCCACGGTCAGCAGTTCACCAGCGAGGCCTGGCACCACTACCTGCGCCTCAAGTTCCTGCCCTGCCTGGACGGCCCAGATGGGCTGGTGATCCCTTCGACCACCACCACCCTGACCGTCGATGAGATGACCGAATACATCAATCAGGTCCAGGCATGGGCCGCAACTGAGCTCGGGGTCGAGTTCTTGGAGGTCGCGTGATGTGTAACTCCGTGCCCCTTCCCATGCCGGCCGCCCTCCTGCTGGCCCAGGGCGTGGTTGCACGGGAGGACCAGCCAGGCTTCGACTACAGGATTGCCCACGGGATAGCGGTCATGCGCTCGAGGAACTGCGTCCGCCTGCTGACCGATGACCCGCCGCCGGCCGCCCCGGCCCCGCCCATCTCCCGCTGCGCCTACTGCCACACCACCACCACCGCAGCCATTCGCTGCGCCTCCTGCGGGGCACCCAGATGAGCAAGAAGAAGCAGATCAAGGATCTCAACCGTCTCGTTGTGGGCCTCCAGACCCAAGTCACCAGCCTCACAGACATCCTGCTCAAGACACCCGAGGAGCAGGCTGCCTGGCGCGACAAGACGCTGGTCATGCGGAAGGTGGTCGCCAGGATCCAAGGGGACATGGAGAAGACCATGCTGGCCTCGGACGCGGCCCTTCGGGAGGACATCGCCAAGGTGACGGGCCCATGGCCCGAGGGTCACCGCACCACCGTCCGCACGGGGATGCGGCCCCCTGTCACCGCCCTCTTCGGGGCCGGCTTCCCCGGGCGAACCTGGAATACCCTCCACAAGCCGGGGCCCGGGGACAACATCGAGATCCCGCCCATCCCCGCGGAGGTCCAGGCTGACCGAGACAACGTCGACTTCGTGCGGGAGCGCCTGGCACGGGGTCCGGCAGGGGATCCACCGCCCACTGGGGACTTCGGTCAACCCCTACCAGAGGGGTTCCCTGCTTCAGCGGCGGCCCGGGGTTGGGGACACGTGGGCTCCACCGAGGTGCAGCAGCGGGCCGAGGACCGAGAGAAGGAGCGCATTGAGCGGCTGAAAGATCTCCATCAAGAGAAGCCCTTTGACGGCATCAGGGGGAGCGGGCAATGATCAAGATCCGGGTCTCGATTGAATCCGACAAGGGGAAGAGCGAGGGCTACCTCGAGGTGGACCCGGACCTTCTCAGCGTCCAGCCAACCCCCCGGCATGAACTGCGGTTCCTGACTGGCGAGGGCATGGGTATCATCGGCCAGGTGGCCGCCTCCTTCCTGAACGAGGTCCAGCATGGGTAGGCCCATGAAGTTCCGCGGCCGGCCCAACCGCCACTGCCGCAAGGCCTGGAAGATGGTCATCAAGGACATAGCCCTCCACCTCCTCGGTACCCTGACACCTCCTAACCGTAAGTGGTTCTACATCCACAAGGGGAACTGATGGGGCGCCCAAGTAAGCTCAACGACAGGCAGAAGGCCGAGATCGGCCGGCGCCTCGCCAAAGGGGAAACTACCCGGGCCCTCGCCAAGGAGTTCAAGGTCTCCCAGGCCCTGATCTCGGGCCTCTTTTCTGGTCGAGTAGAAACGATCAAGAACCTCGCGGGCTCTCTGGCTACGACAGAAGCGCAGATTGATGCGCTCCCCGTTTCTGATCAGGTTGCTGTTCGGGACCTGGCCGACAACCTCAAGGGCATCGCCCATATGGGTGCCAAGGCAGCTGCAACAGGCATGAAGACCGCGGACCTGCTGCACACCGAGGCCCTGAGATCCGTGCAGCAGGTCCTGAGCACCGGGCTACCCGTTGCCCCTGAAGAACTGCGTGGTGCTGCTGCCTGCCTGGAGGTTGCAGGCAAGGCCGCAGCCCTGGGCGCCACCTTCCTGAATGCCAACAAGGACAACGGCAAGAAGGACGGGGAGCCCACCCTCGAAGAGCTCGTTGCAGGAGCCAGGCCATGAGCTTCACCTTCCTGACCTTCATGCTGGTCTCAGGGGTTCCCATTCCACCTGTGGGCAGGTCCATCAGGTGGCACCTGGACCGGATGACCTGGAGGGATGCTGAGTGACCGCATCTCTCCGCATCCGCGAGTGGCGGCACGACCCGCTCAAGTTCGCCATCGATGTCTTCGGGTTCGAACCCAAAGGTGAGTGGCAGGAGGACGCCCTCGGCCTTGCTGGGGCCTCCGACCGCAAGCGCATCGCCATGAAGGCCTGCGCCGGGCCCGGGAAGACCGCGATCCTGGCGATCCTGGGTTGGCACCGCCTGGCCTGCTTTGCGGAGCCCGGTGAGCATCCCAAGGGCGCCGCGGTCAGCGTCACCCGGGAGAACCTCCGGGATAACCTCTGGCCTGAGCTGGCGAAGTGGCAGCACCGGTCCCCGTTCCTGTCCAAGGCCTTCACCTGGACCAAGGAGCGGATCTTCGCCAACGACCACCCGGAGACCTGGTTCCTGTCAGCCCGAGCCTACAGCCAGTCTGCAGACCCTGAGACCATCGGCCGCACTCTCTCAGGCCTGCACTCCCGATTCCCGTTCTACCTGATCGATGAGTCCGGGGACATGCCGCCCCAGATCGTCAGGTCCGCGGAGCAGGGCCTCACCAGCTGTGCTGACGGCCTCATCGTCACGGCAGGGAACACCACCTCCCACAATGGCCTGCTCTACCATGTCGCCGGCCAGGCTCGGAAGGGCTGGGAGATCATCAGCATCACGGCAGACCCAGACGATCCCAAGCGGACGCCGCTGGTGGACAAGCAGTGGGCCCAGGACCAGATCGACACCTACGGCAGGGACAACCCGTGGGTCATGGCCTACATCCTGGGGCTCTTCCCGCCCGGGTCCATCAACGCCCTGTTGACCGTAGACGAGGTGGAAGCCGCCATGGGCAGGCACCTCCCGCCCGATGTCTACCAGTGGTCCCAGAAGCGCCTGGGCATCGATGTGGCCCGCTTCGGTGATGACCGCACGGTGATCTTCCCCCGGCAGGGCTTGGTCTCAGGTCTCCCCAAGGTCCATGTCATGCGGCACTCGAGGACCACGGACATCGCCGCCCAGGCGGCCATGATCATCGCTGAGTGGGGGGCCGAGCAGACCTTCATCGATGACACGGGGCACTGGGGCCACGGAGTGATAGACAACATGCTAGCCGCAGGGCTCCAGGCAGTGGGGATCATGTTCCACGGCCCTGCCATCGATCCCCGCTACGCCAACCGCCGCGCAGAGATGTGGATGAAGATGGCCGAGTGGGTCAAGGGTGGTGGCTCCCTGCCGCCCCTGCCCGAGCTGGTGGGTGAGCTCTCGGGGCCCACCTACACCTTCAGCGGGGGCAAGTTCCTCCTCGAGCACAAGGACCAGATCAAGAAGCGCCTTGGGAAGAGCCCCGACCTCGGGGACTCCCTGGCCCTGACCTTCGCCCAGCCTGACCAGCCCACCATGGTTGGCCGGCGTCAGCACAAGCAGCAGAGATCCCTGGATGACTGGAACCCACTGGAGGGAATGTGACCGAGACCGTCCTCTCGATCATGCAGCGCATGGCCCGCGGCACGAACTTCGATGTCCAGGAGTTCCTGGAGCAGTGCGGTGGCCGGGTGTGGGTCATCCCCTCGCCCAGGTCGATCTACTACGCCCGCCTGCGGATGCTGGTCCTGACCGACCCCAGCCGGGACTACAAGGACCTGATGAGGCGGTATCCCGTGAGCAGGAGCTTCATCTATACGGTGTGGAAGAGCGCCCGCAAGGGGGCCGTCTACGGTGGTTAGGTAAACTTTCCACGCACCTTCAAAGACTGTGGAAAGGGATGACGCCATCTTCTTGGAGGGGGAGGCGTCACCTTGACTGCAGCGGCACGGGACGAGCACTCGAGTGCCCAGGGCGCAAGCCCATTAGCCATAGGCCTCCCCACCCTTTCCCCGCTCGAGTTGATCCTGACGCGGAATGTTTTCGGTGAAGAGGCCACGCTGGGCGGCCTCGAGCTGGAGGGCCAGGCCTTCTGCTTCACCCTCGAGGACAAGGTCCGAGTGGACCCTGACCCATCCACCCCGCAGAACGAGGCCAAGGTCTACGGCAAGACAGCCATCCCCGCCGGCCGCTATGCGGTGGACTTCACCTACAGCCCCAAGTTCAATAAGATCATGCTGGCCGTCCTTGATGTCCCGGGCTTCACTGGGATTCGGATCCACTCCGGCAACGATGCGGATGACACCCTCGGCTGCATCCTGGTGGGCGCCTACATCGACAGCCCCACGCGGATCCACGGTGGGTCTGTGGTGCTCCCAGTGCTCCAGCGCAAGGTGCAGGAAGCCTTCGATGATGGCCGGAGCGCCTGGCTTGAGATCAGGGAGGCCCGATGACTGGGTTCGACTGGAGGTCAATTGTTAAGACCATCGCTCCCACCATCGGCACGGCTCTGGGTGGACCTCTCGGGGGCGTGGCAGGCCTGGCGTTGGCGAAGGTTCTGGGTGTGCCAGACTCCAGCGGCGGTGACGATTCGGCCCTTGCTGCAGCTGTTCAGGGCGCCACGCCCGACCAGTTGCTGGCTCTCAAGAAGGCAGACCAGGACTTCGCCCTTCAGATGCAGGAGCTTGGGTTCAAGAACCTCGAAGCCCTGGAAGCCATCGCTGCCGGCGACCGAGCCTCAGCCCGCAACCGAGAGATCCAGGTGAAGGACTGGATGCCGAAGGCCCTGGGCCTGCTGATCACGGTGGGCTTCTTTGGGATGCTGTATTGGATGATGCGGCACGAGGTCCCGGCCGGGAACAAGGACATGCTCAACATCCTGCTGGGCGCCCTGGGGTCCGCGTGGATCGGCGTTTGTGGTTACTACTTCGGGAGTTCTGCGGGCTCCGCTGCAAAGACCGAGTTGCTTGGGGCCAAGAAATGACCATCCCACGACTCAAGAGTCTGGATTGCCCAGTTGAGGCAGGGGAGGACTGTGTGATGCCCTCGCAGCGAAGGTGGGATTGGAACATCCCGTCACTGATCGGGATCCTCGGCCTGATGCTCAGCCTCATGGGCTACGTCATCGCCAACGACCGGCGCCAGACCAAGACAGAAGGCGATGTCGAAATCCTGAGGACCGTTGACAAGGGGATGATCGACCACACCCAGGCGGTGGAACAAGTTGCCGTCCGTGACCGGGCCGAGATGCGCGACGACATCAAGGAAATCAAACAGATCCTCCTCAAAGATCGGAGGCGCTGATGCACATCCGAGAGCATTTCGAATCCAAGATCCACTATTGCCCCACCACGGGATGCTGGCTTTGGAGTGATGTTCTTAATGGCCGCGGTTACGGGCATCTGACCTTCAATCGAAAAGTCTACTTGGCCCACCGTTTTTCTTGGGAACTGCACCGAGGACCCATCACTGATGGGTTATTCGTATGCCACAAGTGCGATGTGAAGGGGTGTGTCAACCCCGACCACCTATTCCTTGGGACCTGCAAGGACAACCTCCAGGACATGGGCAGGAAGGGCAGAAGCGCGATGCAGTCCAATCCTGAGGCCCGACGGAAAGTTGGTCTCGCCCATCAAGGGGAACGGAACTCAACCTCCAAACTGACCACTGAACAGGTTCTTGGGATCCTTGCGCTAAGACCCACCAAGCGAGGCGACGCTGCCCGCGAGGCCAAGCGATTGGGGGTCCATCCGGTAACCGTGTCCGATGTCCTGACTGGTAGGACATGGACACACCTGAACCGTGAGGTGTGACATCTGCTTCTCCTCGCCCTCGATCCCTGCCGCCACCCCTCCACCCCAGGCGCCCACCGCCCAGGATCCTGCCGTCCAGGCTGCGCTGGATGCTGACCGCAAGCGCAGGGCAGCGGCTGGCGGGTCCTCCAGCACCATCACCAACACCGGGGGCGCATTGGGCCTGCCTGGTGCTCCAGCCACTGGTCTCAAGACCATCCTTGGTGCGTAGATGATCGACACTGCAGCCGCGGGCAAAGTCCTGGTCGCCAAGAAAGGCGATGTCAAGGCCCCGGGCGTGGACCCGATCACGGGGGAGACCCTGCCCCAGTATTTCAACCGCCGGAATGTGAACCTGAAGCAGGACCAGATGTCCTTCCTATCGCACTGGAAGGACCTGTCCAAGTATCTGCTTCCCCGCTCCAGCCGGTTCTTCGTGAGCGACAAGAACCAGCTCGGGAACCGCAGGAACACGGCCATCATCAACAACACGGGCACCCTGGCTCTTCGGACCCTGTCGGCCGGCATGATGTCGGGAATCACCTCGCCCTCGAGGCCCTGGTTCAACCTGCGGACGCACAACACGGAGCTCAGCAAGAACCAGGCGGTTAAGGTCTGGCTGGACAGTGTCCGCAACCTGATGTCCGAGACCTTCCTGAAGAGCAACCTCTACACCACCCTGCCGGTGGTCTACGAGGACCTGGGGTGCTTCGGCACCTCAGCCTTCGCACTGATGGAAGACGATGAGGATGTGATCCGGTGCTACATGTTCCCATCGGGAGCTACACCCTGAGCATCGGGCCCCGCGGCAATGTGAACGGGTGCTTCCGCGAGTTCGAGATGTCGGTGGCCCAGCTGGTGAAGCAGTTCGGCATGGAGAACTGCTCAGACTTCGTGCAGGGCCAATTCAAGACCAAGGCCCTGGACGGGGATGTCCGGGTGATGCATGTCATCGAAGAGAACCCGGACGCCATGGAAGGGATGCTGGACTCCAAGTTCCTGCCCTACCGGTCGGTCTACTACGAGAAGAAGGAGACCACCAAGGTCCTGGAATACAAGGGCACCCATGAGTTCGCGGTCATGGCGCCCCGGTGGCGGGTGACTGGTGAGGATACCTGGGGCAATGCCCCCGCGATGGATGTCCTGGGTGATGTGGCACAGCTCCAGCAGATGGAGAAGCGCAAGCTGCAGGCCATCGACATGCTGATCACGCCCCCCCGGAATGTGCCGGCGGAACTGCGAAACGAATACATCGGCACCCTCGCCAACGAGATGACATTCATCCCGTCCACTGCCACGGGCGCCAAGGTCGAGCCCTCCTATGTGATCAACCCCAACATCCAATACATCGGCGGGGAGATCCAGCTGGTCATGCAGCGGATCCGCAAGGGCCTCTTCGAAGACCTGTTCTTGATGATCGCTGAGATCGACAAGAGTGGCGTCACCGCCACCGAGATCCAGGCCAGGCAGCAGGAGAAGATGATGGCGATGGGCCCCGTGCTCGAGCGCCTGAACGACGAGATGCTTGACCCCATCATCCGCCGCACTTACTCCATCCTGGAGCGGGCAGGCCTGATCCCTCCTCCTCCCCCGGAACTCGAGAAACAACCCATCGTGGTCGAATACATCAGCATCATGGCGCAGGCCATGAAGCTGCAGGGCGTGGTCGGCGTGGAGCGCCTGGTCGGCTTCATCGGTGGCATCTCTGCCCAGCGGCCCGATGCCCTGGACAAGCTGAACACGGACGAGGTGATCGACGCCTACGCGGACATGGTCGGGGTTCCGCCCAACCTGGTGAACGACAACGAGACCGTGGGCAAGATCCGGGACGCCAGGCAGAAGCAGGAGGCCCAGCAGCAGCAGATGGCCCAGCTGCAGCAGAGCGCCCAGACCGCCAAGGTCATGGCTGACACCCAGACCTCCAGTCCCTCCATGCTCCAGACCATGGCCGGCGCCGCGCAGCAGGCCGGGCCCCTCCTGTCGCAGGGGGCCTGATGACCGAGCAGATGGAAGACCGCATCGAATCCCGCGGGGCCAAGCGCAAGGACCGCATCGACAAGCTCAAGGCCCAGGAGCAACTCGCCACCCGGGATGTCATGGCGACCGCCTCGGGTCGGAACCTTGTGGGCAGGATCCTCAAGGGCACCGGGTTCCTATCCCTGTCCTTCACAGGCTCCAGTGAAACCTTCTTCCGCGAGGGCCGGCGCAGTGTCGGCCTTCAGCTTTACAACGAGTTGATGGACCTATGCCCCGATCTCTACTGGCAGATGGTCAAGGAACAGCTCCCAACCAAGGAGGCCAGCAATGGCTGACGAAGTAGCACCCGAGTCGGGCACCACCCAGACCTCGGAAGCCGGCACGAGCATCCTGACGGGTCTCGAGGCTGCAGGGGCGGACGCCCCGGAAGGAAGCACTGCACCTGAAGGCACGACCGAAGGAAGCACCGAGGAGACCAAGCCGACTGCAGAGGCAGAGGTGAAGCCCGAGGCTGTGCCTGAGGAGTATGCACTGACCGCACCCGAGGGCGTGACCCTCGATGCCGATGTGCTTGCCAGCTACACCCCGGCGTTCAAGGAACTGGGTCTCTCGAATGAGAGTGCCCAGAAGCTCCTGGATGTCCACGCTCAGATCGCCCAGAAGCAGTTGATTGACCAGCACACCGGCTGGGTATCGACGGTCAAGGCCGATCCTGAGATCGGGGGCAAGAACTTCGCCGCCACTGCAAGGGATGCACAGAGTGCCATCGCCAGGTTCGGGACCCCCGAGCTGAAGCTGGCCCTCGACAGGACTGGGTTGGGAAGCCACCCGGAACTGGTCCGCGCCTTTGCGAAGGTCGGGAAGGCCATGGGCGAGGCAGTCATCGTCCCTGGCTCCGTGGTCCCGGACAAGCAAGCGCCCAAGACCGCGGCAGAAAGGCTCTACGCCAAACCCAGCTAGTCCACCTCAACCCTCCCTTGCCGGATCGAACCGGCCCCTCGGAGAACAATCATGGCAACCCTGCCCAGCAAAGCCGGCTACGCGACCCTCGTAGACTTCTCCAAGAGCATCGACCCGGATGGCAAGCCTGCCGTCGTCGCCGAGCTCCTCGCCCAGCGCAACGACATCCTGACCGACATGGGCTGGATCGAAGGCAACCTCCCCACTGGCCACCGCACGACCATCCGTGTCGGCCTCCCTGGTGTCACCTGGCGCCAGCTCTACGGCGGCGTCCAGCCCACCAAGAGCGTCCGCGCCCAGGTCGATGACGCCTGCGGCATCCTCGAAGCCCGGTCCGAAGTGGACAAGGATCTCGCGGACCTGAACGGCAACTCCGATGCCTTCCGCCTGTCGGAAGCCACCGCCTTCCTGGAGGCCATGAACCAGGCCTTCACGCAGACCCTGTTCTACGGTGACACCACCGTGAACCCTGAGCGGTTCATGGGTCTGGCGGCCCGCTACAGCCTCTCCACCGCCACCAACGGCCAGAATGTCATCAAGGCCCCCGGCGTCACCGCCAACAACAACCACAGCATCTGGCTCATCGGCTGGGGCCAGGACACCATCACCGGCATCTTCCCCAAGGGCTCCAATGCTGGCCTGATCCACCAGGATCTGGGCGAGATCGACGGCTTCGACGGCAGCAACAACCGCTTCCGTGCCCTGGCCGACCGCTTCCAATGGAAGTGCGGACTCTCCGTGCGCGACTGGCGATACGCGGTTCGGATCTGCAACATCGACCAGACGGTCCTGGCCGTCACCTCCGGTGGTGATACCGCCGGCACGACCATCAAGCTGATCGAGCTCATGGCGAAGGCCATTGCCCGCATCCCCAGCCTGGGCGCCTGCAAGCCGGTGTTCTATTGCAACCGGACGGTCTACGAGATCCTCCGTATCCAGGCCATGAACAAGAGCGTGGCGGCCCTGTCCCTCACCGAGGGCCTCGGCCAGTTCACCACCACCTTCATGGGCATCCCCATCCGGTTGGTCGATCAGCTCCTGAACACCGAAGCCATCGTCAGCTAGGCCACCCTCTCACCCAACCGACATCAACCAAAAGGAGCACCACCATGTATGTCGATTCCCAGACCATGTTCTCCAACGCCCAGGCTGTCTTCGCCTCTGGCGCTGATGTGGTGTCCACGAACATCGTGGACCTCGCCCCCCACCTGGCTCTCAACGCCGCCTTCACCGCTGACCTGTTCGCCGGCAAGGAGTTCACGGTGGAGATCCTGATCAACACCGCGGTCACGGGTGGCACCAGCATCCAGCCGGTCCTCCAGACCGACACCAATACCAACTTCGCCACCGCCCTGGTCGAGTTTCCCATGTCGGCCGCCATCCCCGTGGCCTCGGCCATCGCCGGCAAGCGGGTGTCCTTCCAGGTCCCCAACAGCGGCTGCAAGCGTTACCTTCGGGTGGCCTGGCGCAATGTCGGCGCCAACGCCGCCGGGACCGCCACTGCCTTCATGGGCGCGGACACCCAGAACTCCCCGATCCAGACCGCTGGCGGCTTCGTCGTCACCTAGTCCTAAACCTGCCGGGGGTCTTCGGGCCCCCGGCCCTTCGCTGGAGGATTTATGGCATCCGTAACCTACATCGCCAAGGTCACCCTCTACGCCGGGCGCATCGTCCAGGCTGGCGAGGAATACGAATTGGAATTGCCCGAAGGCCAGTTGCCTCCTCCCGAGGATGTGGCCGTCCCCAAGAAGTCCAAGGCTGGCAAGGCCGCTCTCGCTGAACTCAGCGGCAACGAAGAGGCCTGATGGACTCCGAGGACAGCAAGCCCGAGAAGCCCGAGTTGGAGCTCAGCGGAGCCGACCTGCAGATGACCCCCGCGGTCAACGCCTCGGTCGGTGACGCTTTCCAACTCACTGCCACGGCCATCGTCTGCTGTGTCACCGAGGAGATCGGCGAGGACGGGATCCCCACGAAGTGCGTGGAGTTCAGCCTCAACGCCTTGAACCTAGCGCCCGCTGGCGGCCGGCCCATGGCTATGGCGGCCAAAGCCCTCTACAGCCCCGGCAAGTAGGAGAACCCCATGAGCAGCAGTCTGGTGCAGATCTACAACCTGGCGGGTCTGCGCGTGGGGCACTCCGAGACCCTTGCAGGGCCCGACGAGAAGAACCTCTTCGGGAACCTCTGCCGCATCCTGTATCCCATCGTGCGGGATCAGGTTCTGGGGGACTTCCCGTGGAGGTTCAACAAGATGCGGGTGGCGATGGCCCAACCTGCGATCACCCTCCCCATAGAGTGGGCCTACGGCTATGCCATCCCCTCCGACTGCCTGAAGATCCGCGCCGTGGTCACCCCCGGCAATCGGACCCCGAAGGACGATGAGAAGGTGGCCTTCGAGCGGATGCTCGATGAGAACGGTGAGGATGTCATCTACTGCGACATCCCGGACGCGGAGTTGGTCTACAGCAAGCTGATCACCGACACCGGCAGGTATGATGCCAGCGTGGTCTCGGCCATTGCCTTCGCCCTGGGCGCCGAGTTGGCGACCCCCCTGAAGGGCAAGCCTGACATGGCCCAGATGATGCGCCAGGCCTACGCCATGGCAGTCAGCCAGGCCGCGGCCAAGAGCCTGAACGAGGCCTACGACTACATCCCCCAGAGCAGTTTCCTCACGGTGCGTGGATGACCTCGATCCTCCAGAACTCCTTCACGGGTGGGGAACTGTCTCCCAACCTGTGGTCGAGGTCTGACCTTGCCCGGTACCTGAACAGCCTGAAGGTCTGCCGAAACATGATCGTGCAGCCCTACGGGGGCGCCAAGAACCGCCCAGGGACCCGCTGCATCGTGCGGGTGAAGGGCGTCTGCCGCCTGATCCCCTTCCGGTTCAGTCCCACCCAGAATTACCTGCTCGAGGTGGGCAACCTCTACATCCGCATCGTGATCGCTGGGGTCCAGCAGGTCGTGGCGACCTCCCCCGCCTGGGTGACGGCCACGGCCTACGCCGTGAACGACCGCCGGGCGAATGGCGGGAACAGCTACTCCTGCCTGGTGGCGCACACCTCTGGGACCTTCGCCACCGATCTCGCCGCGGGCAAGTGGGCCCTGGTGGGCGCCACGGGTGCCATTGCCGAGGTGGTGACGCCCTACCTGCAGTCCGAGCTCTCCCTGCTGAAGTTCAGCCAGTCCAACGATGTGATCACGATCACGCACTCATCGCATGAGCCGATGAACCTGAGCCGCATCGGGGTGGACTACTGGACCCTGAAGCCCATCGCCTCGACCAACGGGCCCTGGCTCGAGATGAACCTGGACTCGACCTTCTCGTTCCAGGTGAACAAGACGGTAGGCACTGCCACCCTGACCTCGACCAAGGACATGTTCACGACCGCCAAGCATGCCGGCCGCCTGGTCTACATCGAACAGCGGACCTACGGCAAGCCCTGGGAGGTGCAGAAGAGCATCACCAAGGGAGACATCCGGCGCTCGGACGGCAAGTATTACCAGGCGCAGAACACGGCCACCACGGGCACCCTGCGCCCGACCCATACCACCGACACCTGGCTGGATGGTGATGCCGGGGTGCAGTGGCTCTACCTCCATTCCGGGTTTGGCATCGCCAGGATCGACACGGTCCTCACCCCCAAGACCTGCTCAGTGACCATTCTGTCCCGCATGCCCGATGAACTGTCGGCCACGGGCACGGGGTTCGGAACCCTGGTGACCCTGGGCGCGGTCCCCTATACTGATGCTGGGGACGGCTACCTGCTGATCACCAAGGTGGCGCACGGGATCACGACCACGGGCGCCGCCCGGGTGGTTGTCACCGGTTCGGGGGGGTCCAGTCTGGCCCTGAACATCCTGAGCCTGCCTACCGTGGACACCATCAAGGTGGACCTCGACTATGCCACCTTCTCTGCCTACTACAGCTCCTTCGATTCCATCGAGCCCCCTGCGGCGACCACTCTGACCTCGGATCGCTGGCGCCTTGGTGCCTGGGGCGGGGACCAGGGTTGGCCCTCGGTGGTGGCCTACTACCAGAATCGGCGGGTCTACGCCGGCAGCACCACCCAGCCCCAGACGGTCTGGGCGACCCGGACCAACGCCTACAACGATTTCAGCACCTCGACCCCCATCCAGGATGACGATGCCCTGACCTTCACCCTGGCCTCGGATCAGGTGGACACGATCAAGGGCATCATCGCCATGGGCCAGCTGCTGATGCTCTCAGACGGGGTGGAGTGGGCCCTGACAGCTGGTCAGTCCGAGGTGACCACGCCCGGCAACATCGCCACCAAGCCCCAGGGCTTCCGCGGGTCCAGCGACCTGAAGCCCCTAGCGGTGGGGGACGGGGCGCTCTTCGTGCAGTCCATGGGCCAGGTGGTCCGGGACCTCGGCTACGAGTGGCAGACCAACCAGTTCAAGGGCAACGACCTGACGGTCTTCGCGGATCACCTGGTCGAGGGTCTGTCCATCATCGACTGGACCTACCAGCAGCACCCCTTCGGCATCGTCTGGATGGTCCGCAGTGATGGCGCCCTGCTGGGCCTCACCTACATGCGTGAGCAGCAGGTCTTCGGGTGGCACCGGCACGACACGGATGGCACGGTCGAGAGTGTCTCCTGCGTCCGCGAGACCTTCAACGGGGTCGATGAGGATGCGGTCTACCTGGTGGTGAACCGCTCCACAGGCCGCTTTATCGAGCGCATGAACACCCGCCTGGTGATTGACATCACCAAGGCCTGGTTCGTGGACTGCGGGGCCACCCAGTACGATGCGGTCGCCACCAACACGATGAGCGGCCTGAGCCACCTCGAGGGGAAGACCGTGTCCTGCCTCTTCGATGGGTATGTCGCCATGAACCTGGTGGTGAGCGGCGGCATGATCACCCTCCCCTCCGCGGCCCACCAGAAGATTGCCGGCCTCCCGATCACAGCCGACATGCAGACCGTGGACATCACCAACCCCCAGGGAGAGACCCTCTTCGACAAGAAGAAGGGCATCAATGCCGTGCGACTGCAGGTCCTGGAAAGCCGCGGGATCTGGGCCGGGCAGGATGCCGACCACCTCTTCGAGGCCAAGACCCGCAGCGATGAGAACTACGACACCCCGGTGCGCCTGCAGGACGGTCTGGTGGAGATCGACATCTCCACGAACATGAGCCAGACGGGCTCCGTGTTCATCCGGCAGACCAACCCCCTGCCCATCACCGTCACAGCTCTCATCCCGGAGGTGACCATTGGTGGAGTATAGGCTCACCCCGGCAACACCTGAGGACGCTGAATTCATCGCCGCCCACGCCCGGCAGAGTGACATCGATGAGCTCCTGGCGATCGCCAATGTGACCCCCCTGGAGTGCCTACTGAATGGCATCAAGATGAGCCCCCAGGCCTACACCGGGTGGATCGACGGGGAGCGGGTCTGCATGTTTGGGGTATCCGCGATCAGCGTCCTGACTGGGTTCGGGGTTCCCTGGATGGTAGGCACGGATGCTATCGACCGGCATGCCATCGCCTTCATCAAGGGTTCAAGGTCTGCGATCAGGACGCTCTTCACCCAGTGGGGCCGCCTCTACAACCTGGTGGACGCCAGGAACACCCGGGCCATCCGGTGGCTCCGCTACCTGGGTTTCACCATCGATCCACCCGTTCCCTATGGGGTCATGGACATGCCGTTCCACCCGTTCCACCTTGAGGTGAACCATGTGTAATTCGACCTTGATGGCTGTGGCCGGGATCGCTGCCATTGCCTTGACGGCCGGCGCTGCCACCCCGGTGGTGGCTGGAGCCGAAGCTGCAGGCGCAGGCGCTGCTGCCGCGGGTGCTGCTGGTGCTGCTGCAAGCACCTCCGCTGCCTACGGCTCCGCGGCCCTGGCAGCCACTGAGGTTGCCCAGGCTGGCACTGCTGCTGCGATAACCGCCTCCGGCTTGACCGGCCAGACCCTCCTCACCGGCATGTCCCTCGCGGGCACGGGCCTGTCGGCCTATGGGCAACTCGAATCCGGGAAACTCCAGAAGGAGATCGGGAACCGGAATGCTGATGCCGCCAAGATGTCCGCGGACGAGGTGCTGCGCCGGGGTGTGGCCCAGGCTGATGTGGTCGCCGGCCGCGGGCGCCAGGCGGCGGGGACGCAGGCGGCCATCATGGGCGCCACGGGGGTGGATTCGAACTCGGGGACCATGTCCACGGTGCGCGATGCGACCGTGGTGGGCACCAACCTCGAGGCCCAGTATGCACTCGACCGGGCCCTGAACCAGGCCTGGAGCCTCGAGAACCAGGCCACCAACGACCGCTTCATGGGTGAGGCCACCAATGCCGCCTCCAAGGTCTCGGCCTTCGACACCATCCTCACCGGAGGGCGCAGGGCCTACGGGGTCTACAAGGGCTACAAGGATCCTGCCTACGGTTACAATGGAGTTGCCTGATGGCTTTCACGGTCGGAGTCTTCGGAACCCCTGATGTCCCGCAGGGAGTGGCTGCGCCTGATCGGGTGCAGAGCAACCTGCCGACCCCCGCCCAGCAGTTGGGGCAGACCCTGACCGGTGAGGCCCAGCAGTACCGCAACATCGAGATGCATGCGAACAGTCTGGCGGCCGAGGACAAGGTCAACCAGCTCGTCATGCAGAAGGTGAAGCTGACGGTGGACCCCCAGAACGGCTACGCCGGGGTCATGGGCGCAAATGTTCGGCCCGAGAACCGGGAGAGCAAGCAGAGCCTCTCGGAAGAGTTCACCGGGAAGATGCAGCAGACCATCGAAGACCTGGCCTCGAAACTGGAGAACCCAGAACAGAAGGCCATGTTCCTGAAGCGGGCCGGCATGATCAACGCCGACTTCCAGCATGGGCTCCTGTTTCACCAGACCCAGCAGGTACGCGCGGATGCAGCAGGTATTGTCGGCACAACCTGGGAGTCTGCGCCCAAGAATGTTGGTGCGGATCCAATGAACGAGACCCTGATCTCGACCGAAATCCAGCGCATCAACGCCGCCGCCGCGAGTGGCATCGCACTTGGAATGTCTGGCCCTGAGGTTGACTTCAAGAGGAAAGAGGCCCTCAGCAACCTGCATTTCAATGCGGTCGAAGGTCGCATCGGGAAGGGCTACATCCAGCAGGCAAAAGACTACCTGGCCTCCCTGCCAAACGGGTCCATCGATAGCAACAGGCTCATGACTTTGGATTCGAAGTTCAAGGCCTTCAAGGATGGTGCGGCGATCATGGGGATCGTTGGCGGTATGCGGGCTGATTACGACTCTTCGATCAACCAGAGCAACTTCACAAGACTCGCCACCGTGGCCGGGCTGGGCCCATTTGTGGTGCAGCAGGAATCTGGTGGAAACCCCAATGCCGTGTCTCCCAAGGGGGCACTTGGTTCCATGCAGGTCATGGAGAAAACGGGCCCCGATGCGGCCAAGATGGCAGGCCTCCAGTGGGATCCAGACCTCTTCAAGAAGAACGACAAATATAGGACGGCACTCGGCAACGCCTATCTGAACCAACAGCTCCAGGACTTCAAGGGAGATGCCGCGAAGGCACTGGCGGCCTACAATGCAGGCCCCACGGCAACCCGCACGGCCATCGACATGGCGACCCAAGCAGGGAAGCCGGATGACTGGCTCGACTACTTCTCATCCAAAAACACCGAGACCAAGAAGTATGTCACCAGCATCGTGGGTCAGTGGCAGAGCCAGTACATCCCACCCCCCATCCCTGATATTCATGAGATGAAGAAAAAAGCATGGGAGGCCTGCAAGGGCGACCTTAACCTCTGGCATTCCGTGGAACCGGAGATCGATAAGTTCCACACCGAGATCAAGACATCGATCACCGACCGTGGGGATAGGGCCCTCAACTTGACCATGCTGGCCGTCAACAAGAACGGTGGGAACTTCGCCGCCGTTGACCCAACCATCACGCGGGACATCCCGGGCACCCATCTCGAAACAGTCAAAGCCTTCGCCGCCAATGTTGCCAACGGTAAGGACATCGTCACCCCCAAGCCTCTCTACGCCCAGTTGTCGGACGATGCCACCCTCCAGAAGCTGACCGACATCCAGTTCAGCAACCTTCAGACCCAACTCTCTCCCGATGACTTCAAGCACTTCACCTCCGAGCGGAAGCGGGTCCTGACGGGCACAGGCGCCAACCTGCCGTCCGACCTGAACAGCCCTGAGATCAAGGGGATTCTGAATCCCCAGTTGGACATCCTCGGATTCCAGACTGACCCAGCGAAGCGTGACACCGCGGCTGAGGCCAAGTATGGGGCCACGGTCAAGGCCGTCAACGATGACATCCGCAGGGCCCAGTTGAGTGCGAATCCTCCCCACAAGTTCACGGGCAAGGAGTTGGAGACCCAGATCCACAAGACCCTGGCATGGATGGGCACGGTAAAGAACAATGTGTTCTCAGACGAGTCCAAGCCTGTGGTCACCATGGATCTCGGTGAACTGAATAAGGCCTACCCCACGGTGGTAGACCAGATCAGGGCCCAGTTCAAAAAGCAACTGCAGAGCCCCACTGATGCACAGTTGGTCGCCGCGACCCAGCAGGTTCTTGCGGTTGAACGGGCCCGTGCCGAGGCTGCTGCAGCTGCCCTGAAGGAAGCCCCACCGCCGCCTCCTGCGCCGGCACCAGTTGCCCCAGCGCCTGCGCCGGCACCTACCCCAGCGGCTCCCGCACCCTATACGCCTGCCCTGAGCGGCCGGGAGCTCTACGAACGCCAGAAGGCGGCCCAGAACGCCAAGCCCGGTGAGAAGTACAAGCCCAAGGAGAGCAAGTGAGCCTGGACAACCTGGCCTCCCCGGACATCAACCTCCCGGATCCGGTGACTGATGTCCCGGTCGCGCCCCCGGTCACTGCCTCGCCTTCCCCTGCTGTTGCCCCCGACAAACCCATCGACCCCGTGATCATCCAGGACACCGTGGACAAGTTCCTGGCCCACCAGAAGGCCCAGGAGAAGGACGCCCAGGGCACCCAGATGCGCCTCAATGTGGGCGCGAAGATCATGCAGGACCCTGCCCAGGAGGCCCAGTTCAAGGCCATCGCTGGGGTGCTGGGCATCCCCGTGGACACCGTCCGCGCCCTGCCCGAGGATTCCCTGCGCCGTTCCCGCCTAGCGGCCATCGACTTCAACGAGGTTCAGAACCTCTACCCCGGCGCCACGCGGGTCTTCGCCAGCCCTGATGGTGGGGTGGCCGCGCAGGATGCGCCGACCGTGCTGGAGATGGAAGACATCGTCCGCGGGATCGACCCGACCCTGTCCCCCGGGAAGAAGCAGGCCATCATCAACGCCAGGACGCAGGCCGCCATCCAGAACCGGCACACCAACGAGGCGCTCAGCCTTGGCGCCAGCACCCTGGGCGCCTTCGGAGACCTGGTTAAGCAGGTCGAGCGGTTCGGCCTGGTGGCTCCCTCCCTCGCCGCGGATGTCGCCTTCGAGTTCGGGACCTGGGCGACCAGTTCCCAGAGCTTCGACACCACCGCAGGGAACATCGCCCAGAGGCTGCAGAACCCCTTCCAGAATCCTGACGGGTCTCCCCGGGAGGGCTTCGCTGGGGCCCTGGCGCCCAATTCCAACACCCCTGTCGGTGCGGCCCTCCAGAGCAAGGTCAAGATGGGCCCCCCGCGCATGCTGGTGGACGAGACCACCAAGGAGCAGTTCGAGAACCCCGACTACTACCGGTTCGGGCAGGGTTCAGCCCAGCGTGTCGGAGCCGAGTTCCTGAGCCGGGACACCCTCAACATGGTCCCCCAGATCGCGGCCATGGGCGCCGCGGCATCGATTGGCGTCACCCCCCTGATGTTCTCTGGTGGCATGGGCCTGGACCGCTATATCCGCGCCGGGCAGGAGGGCGCCGACCCTCTGACGGCCGTGGGCGTGGGCGTGGGTGATGGCCTGTTGAACATGGGCCTGATGAGCAAGATCCCCCAGTTCAACCTGGGCTTCAAGACCGGGGGCCTTCTGGCGCCCGGGACTGCCATCGCCAATCCAACCCTCACCTACGCCGGCAGGTCCCTGGGCCTCGCCACAGGGATGACCATCTCTGGGAACCTGCTCACCAACCTCTACAAGCCGACCCACCTGCTGGAGGGCCTCCAGGACCAGGCGGTGACCTTCCTGGGGTTTGAACTCCCCGGCTATGCCGCTCACACCCTGAACAGTCTTCAGTCATCGGCCCAACGGTCCAAGTTGGCGAAGGCCTCGCCCGAGGTTCTCAAGGAGGCCATGCGGACCAACTTGGCCGGGTCCGAATACGAGAACACCATGGTCACCACGGACAAGTTCGTGGAGACCGTACTGCTGCAGAGTGGGAACCCCAGGGAGGTGGCGACCCGCCTGAAGGCCCTGAACATCGATGAGGCCCTCGGAAGCGCAGACGGCAAGACCGCGGGCTCCGGCGTGGACCTGATCTTCCCCACCCATGAGTTGCTCACCACCGACCCCAAGCTGGTGGACGCCCTGGCGCCCGACCGGCACACCTTCCCCAACGAGATGACCCGCCGGCAGCAGGAGACATGGCTCAAAGGTGGAGGCCCGGAGCAACTCACGAAGCTCATGGAAGCCGCGGATGCCGAGACTCAGAGCACCCCGGAATACCAGCAGGCGCGGGAGACTTTCAAGGCGAGGTATGAGGCAGCGGGTGAAACGCCCGAGGTGGCCCATGAGATGGCGGCCCTGATGGCCGATGTCTACTACAACCTGTCGAAGGAATCCAAGATCACCATCGATGAGGCAGTAAAGTATTTCGACCCCAAGATCGTGTTCGGAGAAGCCCCCGAGCGGGGCGCCCACGCCCAGCCGGGCCTCGGGCCCGTGCCTGAGGGCACTGCCCCGACCCTGCGCGAGAGGATCGCTGAGGAGGCCAACTGGGCCACCAACCACCGGCAGGAGGTCATCGACCACTACCTGAGCACGACGAATGTCATCAACGGGGACGATTTCAACTCGATGCTCCCCACCGTCCAGAGGAACCCGACCTTCGGGCACCTCCACGCCATGGAGCATGGTGGGATGGGCCTGGTGGCCGTGGATGCCTTCCACCAGATGCTGGCCCGCCCGGTGGGCGAGGACACCCGGCCCGTGATCATACTGGTCGGCAACGCTGCGGCCGGGAAGTCCACCTTCGCTGAGAACTATAAGAGCCAGGCCTACCTGGTGCTGGACACCAACGCGGCGGATCCCAAGGGTCTCCAAGACAACATCAACTCGGTCCTGAGAAGCGGTCGCAATGTTGATGTGGTCTATGTCCACACCCCCATCGAGGAGGCGGTCAGGCGGAACATCGACCGGCAGGGCCAGTTCGGGCGCCCCGTGGCGATCAGTGCCCAGGC